TATGCGGGTTGATGTGGATCAGGACGGCATCTCTGAGCTTCGTATGATTTGCACAGTCGGCAGCCAGTACGAAATCGTCAGGAACGAGCCAGCAGACCAAATTCCGTTTGCGATGTTCTGTTGCGATCCAGAGCCCCATAGCTTTTTTGGCGGCAGTGTTGCAGACCTTACGATGGATATTCAGCGCATCAAGTCAGCCGTCTTACGCGCCTCGCTTGACTCGTTGGCAATGGCTACACATCCAAGGATTGCCTTTGTTGAAGGCCAGGCTTCCCTGGAAGACCTGATGAATTCAGAACCAGGCAACATCATTCGGATGCGGCAACCCGGTGCAGTCGTTCCTTTCAATCTGCCGTATGTTGGCGAACAGGCTTTCGGGATGATGGCGTACCTGGACGAGATGAGAGAGAACAGGACCGGGATCTCTAAAGCTGCCAGTGGCTTGAGCCCTGACCAGTTGCAATCGTCAACGCAGCAAGCCGTCAACCAAACAATCGAAGCAGCGCAGCAGCGTACAGAATTAATCGCCAGGCTGTTCAGCGAGAACGGCATGACCCGGCTGTACTCTGGCATCCTGCATCTCATCACGAAGTATCAGGACGAGACAAGAATCGTTCGCCTGACGAATAACTTTGTGCCGATGAACCCAGAAACCTGGGACCCAAAGATGGATGTAACGACTAATGTCCAGCTTGGTTCTGGTGGACAACGGGAACGAATGCAGATGCTGCAGGGCATCAACGCGATCCAAGAGAAGCTCCTGACGCAGTTCGGACCAGACAACCCCATCGTTAACGTCCAGAACATGTACAACTCGCTCCAGGCGATCATGGAAGCGGGTGGATTGAAGGACGCTGGCACAGGTAAATATTTTACGAGCCCGGCGAATTATCAGCCTCCTCCCCAGGAGCCGCCAGCGCCTGATATTCAGGAGCAATTGATTCAGGTCCAGATGGCAGAGATTCAGGCCAACATCGACAAGAAACAAGCTGAATTGGCTCTGGAGCGGGAAAAGATGATTCGGGATGACGATCGGCTGCGAGACAAGAACGAGGCAGATGTCGTATTAAAAGCGGCAGAGCTCGAGGCGCGATATGGCGCTCAAATCAATGTTGCTCAAATAAAGGCTAACGCAGAACGTGACCGCGAAATGGTTAGGTCGTTAGCGCAGCAGGGACCAGGACAACCAAATGCCCAACCCTGAAGAACAAAAAATTCAACAGATGTTTGATGACGAAGACTTTCAATTGCTCGTCATAAGCGTCAAACATTCGTTTTTTGATGAATGGGTGCGAGAGCGAGAGCTCGACAAGCGCGAAAAAATCCACGCAAAACTTGAGGCGATGGAAGACCTGTTAACTGCTATGCAAGCAGCGGCAGACTCTATCGCTATACAGAAGCATAGGAGCTAAATAAAAATGAGTGAACAAACACAAACAGTCTACGGCGGTGAGGGATTTGCTTCAGGAACCCCTCTCGACGATGCACAGAATACGATTCTTGACATTTTAGAAGGCACTCCCGAGGAGCAAGCCGAACTTGATGAAGAGATTGTTGACGAGTCGCCAGGTGAAGAACTTGGCGGCGAGGTTGAAGACACTGAAGTTGAAGAGCCCGAAGAAGAGGGCATCGACTCAGAGGATCAAGAGGCCGAACTGGATGATGATGAATATGACCAGGATGAGGAAGAATCTCCGCAAGCAGAAACCTTCACAGTCAAAGTTGATGGTGAACAAGTTTCAGTTAGTTTAGATGAACTTCGCAATGGTTATTCGCGTCAATCAGATTATACGAAAAAGAGTCAGGCTCTCGCGGAAGAACGTAAGTCGTTCGACAACGATCGGGGCGCAGTGACTCAGGAAAGACAGCAGTACTCTCAATTGTTGAGAGCACTGCAAGTGCAATTGCAAGCGAACCAGGAACAAGCCCCTGACTTTGATCGGCTCTACGACGAAGATCCGATCGAGGCGACGAGGCAAGAACGAGAATGGACCAAACGACAAACCGCTAAACAACAAAAGATGCAAGCGATATTTACCGAACAGGAGCGGGTGGCTCAAGAGCAAGGTAAATTCCAGGCAGAAGATAACCAGCGAATGTTGCAGTCCGAAATTGGTCGGCTACCGGAAATGATCCCAGAATGGCGGGACCAGAAGGTAGCAGCAAAAGAGAGTGAAGAGCTCCGTACTTATTTGACGGATCAGGGAGTTGCCGAAGACGAGTTGTCTGTCCTGGTAAAAGCAAATCACATCTCTGTCTTACGCAAAGCGATGCTCTATGACCAGGGCAAGAGCCGCGTGAAAAAGGCGACCAAAAACAAGCGTTCAAAATCCGTTAGGGCCGGTAACAGCGGAAGCACACCGAAGCCCTCATCGAAACAGCAAAAGCGCAAACGTCAACAATTGAAAACCAACGGGAAGGTCCAGGATGCGGCCAACCTACTAGAATCATTTTTATAGGAGACATTAAAAAATGTCGATTATCGCAAATACGTTTACAAGGTATTCTGCGGTTGGGATCAGAGAAGATTTAAGTAACACCATCTTCCAGATCAGCCCAGAAACCACGCCCTTCGTGAGTAACATGACAAAGCGAAGGAAAATCACTAACACTCTTTTTGAGTGGCAGACAGATAGCCTCGCAGCAGCCGCTGCAAACCATCATATCGATGGTGATGATTTGGGCAGCACATATACAGCCGTGGTCCCTACGGTAAGGCTGGGAAATTATTCTCAGATTCTTAGAAAGGACTTTATTATTGCTGACAACTTAGCTGGGGCGCTCGATTTAGCTGGGCGAAGAAGTTCGGTTGCATATAATATCGCGCAAAATGGTGCAGCCTTGAAGCGAGATTTGGAGTACAACCTTTGCGGAGTGCATACAGCAGCCGCTGGTGGTTCTACGTCAGCAGCAAGAAAAACAGCCCCTCTAACAAGTTGGTTAACGTCGAATACCAGTAACGGTACAAACGGCACAAACCCAACCTTGTCTGGAGGAATCGTTAATGCTGGACCAACCAATGGTACGCAACGGGTCTTTACGGAAGTGTTATTGAAACCCGTAATACAAAGCGTCTTTGAGAACGGAGGATCTCCTAAGTTCTTGATGGTTAACCCGTTCAATAAGGTCAAAGTCAGTGGGTTTGCTGGTATTGCGGAGCAGCGTTACATGGCTCCAGATGGTCCGACTACAATTATCGGTGCTGCCGATATTTACGTCAGTGACTTTGGATCTTTAAGTATCGTTCCTAATCGGTTCAGCCGAGATCGGGACGCTTACATTATCGATCCTGACATGGTCCAGATGGCTACTTTGCGTCCGATGAATACGCAAGAGCTCGCCAAAACTGGTGATGCATCAAAGTGGTTACTTTTGATGGAAGCTGGACTCCAGGTGGACAACGAAGCTGGACTTGGTGTCGTTCGCGACCTAACCACTTCGTAGAAACGAGGTAAAAGATGAAACGCAATCTTAGTTTTGACCCGTTGTCTGGGATTCAAACTGACTTCACTTACGAAGCCGGTGAAACCCTCGCAGACGATTCATTTGTAATCTCAACTAGCCAGGATGTCTCAAAGATTATCGAGGCTAACAAACGATCGGCTAACGCAGTCGATCGGAGATACAAGTGGGGGGAATTTTCTAAGGTTGCGTCGATTCCACTCTCTGTTTATTACGACTTAAAAAAACAAGGCATCATCGATGACGAGCAGCGATTCAAACGCTGGCTTAATGATGGTGACAACAAATTATTTAGGACGCGAGGCGGAACAATTTAATGTCGTTATCGACTTATGCAGAACTGCAAACCAGCATAGCGGATTGGCTCAATCGGTCCGATCTAACGGCGCAGATTCCTGATTTCATTTCCCTGGCAGAAGCTGAGTTCACGCGAACGCTGCGCCATAGAAAAATGATTACGAGAAGTGATGCAACGATCGACAGCGAGTATTCGGCGACCCCCGCGGATTGGATGCAGTCTCAACAACTGATTTTAAAAACTAACCCCGTGACGGCTCTCGAGTATGTGACAGGCGAGGCTCTTAATCAGTTAAAGGCGACAAGTTCAGCGGTCGGGCGACCGGCGTACTATACAAATATCGGGACAGAGATCCAGGTGTTTCCCAGCCCCGATGCTAGCTACACGGCGGAGCTCGTCTATTTTAGGAATGTGCCGGTGCTCAGTGACAGTAATACGACAAACTGGCTCTTGCAGTTAGCGCCTGATCTCTACCTTTACGGGACTCTGCTGCAGAGCGCCCCGTATTTAAGAGATGACGAGCGCATTCCAACCTGGGCTTCGCTATATGCCAAAAAAGTTTTGGACATCGAGGAATCAGATCAACGGACCCGTGGGCAGACAAGCGTAAGAATGCGCTTCTCGCCTCTGCAATAGGACACTAAAAATGGCGTTTAGTAATTATTTAAGCAATGAAATTCTGGACCACGTTTTCAGCGGCAACGCTTTCACGGCTCCCGCAACCTATTACGTTGCGCTCTACACTGTCGCGCCAACGGCTAGTGGCGGCGGTACGGAGGTAAGCGCATCAGGAACAGGATACGTTAGGAAGACCGCTACCTTCACTACAACCGCTCAACAGTCCACAAATACGTCAGCGGTTGAATTTCCAACAGCGACAGCTTCGTATGGGACTGTGGTAGCGGCTGCGGTTTTGGATGCAAGCACAAGCGGAAATTTATTGGCTTTTGCAAACCTAACAGCAAGCAAGACGATCGGTATCGGTGACGTTTTGCGAATCCCGGCGAGTGACCTTGATATCAACCTGGCGTAAACGATGGCACAAGGATTCGGAAATGGTGCATGGAGTGTCGGACGATACGGGCAGTGGTCCTATGTTGACGCTGCCGTCGAAATGGATGGCGCTTCATCGACTTCTGCGTCAGCCATTAAAAGCCAGGGTACAGCGGTCGTTATGTCGGCTGCGTCAAGCGTCACTATTTTCGCAGGGCAAGTTTATTTTCCAGATGTTGAAATTAATGCGGCAGCAAGTGTTGTCATTAACGCCCGACACAAATGGGTCGAACAAAATATTGCAGCGACTAATTGGGTCGTGCAACCAACAAGGAGCTAGGTAAATGGCATCATCGTATTCTAACCCACTGCGCCTCGAGGAGATCGGCGTTGGAGAAGCCTCGGGAACTTGGGGAACAAAAACCAACACCACGATCGTCAATCTGGCGACCGCTCTAGCGGCAAAAACAAAAAACATTGCCAGCGATGCTGACACCACGTTCACCATGCCAGATGGATCGGCTGACGATATTCGTGGTCTGCATTTGAAACTGACTTCTACGACTTTGACCGCTACCAGGACCGTAACGATAGCGCCAAATACGGTCAACAAAATATGGATCGTTGATAACGCGACAACGGGTAGTCAGTCAATTGTCATCTCCCAGGGAAGTGGTGCAAACATCACGATCCCTAACGGCCAATGCAAAGTGATCTATACGGATGGTGCTGGTGCGGGTGCGGCAGTCATCGATGCGCTTGCGGATTTGAATCTGAGCGGCACAACAACAATCGCCAATGCCTCGATCACTAACGGAACCTTTACGGGGAGCCAGGTTGATATAACGAGCCAGGGCGACATCCGGTTGCAGGATTCAACGGGCGGTCAGTACGTTGCGCTTCAAGCGCCAGCGACTGTTGCCTCGAACGTAACGCTGACGCTCCCGGCAACTGACGGTACAGCCGATCAGGTTCTTTCGACTGATGGCGCTGGAGTTTTGGATTGGGTTACGAGCGGCGGTGCTTACAACGCCTGGCTCATAAAGGCCGCTGCTTATACGGCGTTACCCGGCGACCAATTGATCATTAATAGCGGCTCGGCAGTGACAATTGACTTGCCACTAAGCCCGACTGCGGGGCAAACGGTCGTAATGAAAAATCGCGGAGCAGGGCTCGTAACTGTTGATCGAAATGGCAGCAACATAGAATCAACCGCCTCAGATGGGTCGTTAGCGACCGGGGCATCAAGTCAACTCGTATACATCGATGGGCCAATCGGCTGGGAGCAATTAGCATGACTGTAATATTAGGTGGTAGTGGCGGGCAAAGTTTAGTCCGACTATTTGTTCTGGGTACTAGCGGTACATGGTCTCCACCGTGGGATTGTAAGGCGATTGTCACAGTAATTGGCAGTGGTGGTGGCGGGGCTTCACAAGAACAAGGCCCGTGGCATGTGGCTGGGAACGGTGCCGTAGCCACTGGCGGGGGTGCAGGGGGCTTGAGCCAGAGTTATGTAGACCTGAAAGCGACTACGACCTACACGTTAGTAATTGGTGCTGGAGGTACTGGAGGAAGCTCCCCAGTAGACGGCCCAAATACGAGTCCAACCGCTGGCAGTACCAGTTCGTTTGCGGGGTCAGGAATTACTACGTTGACTGCGAACGGCGGCGCTGCGGGCAACCATACTGAAGGCGATGCTACGTCAACCTTAACTTCAGCAGGGGTAGCTGGAGGCTCCGCGACAGGGGGAACTCTCCAAAATAATACGGGTGGCGGTTCTGGCGCTGCTAGTGTAACAACTGCTAGTTCTTCAATTTATAATAATGCGGCGGCGACCGGCGGGGGCGCAATCGGTCTAGGCGGAACGGGCTATTCGTCAGGCACTGTTCATCAAACGGGCGGGGCTTCTTACGCCCACTCCTGTAACGGGGGTGCTGGCACAGGAGGGGGGTCTGCAAATACTTCTGGGACGAATCAAACCGCTACTGGTGGCGGCGCTACCGCGGCATCTACTGGGTCTGCGTCGCTGAAAGCAATCACTGCGGGTAATGCTACCGGAGCTTTTTTAATGGACGGCGATAATATCGGAGTAGGCACCAACCCCGACGGTTGTGGTGGGGATGCCGTGAGAAATTATGCTTCGCCAAGTAACGGCGGATTTGCGGCTGGCGGCGGTGGTATGTCGGGCCAAAACACCATCTATATCGGCGATGGTGCTGCTGGCGGTATTGGCGGCGGCGGCGGCGGCACCGCAACAGCAAAAGACCAAAGTGTGCAATGTCATGGCGGTAATGGCGGCACGGGTGTAGTTATTGTTGAAGTGTTAACGGCTTAACGGAGATTAAAAATGGCGAACTATGAAATACTAAATGAAGGCGATGAAGTCATAAATGTTATTGTCGCTGATGAAAATTTTGTTGAGGCAAATTACAGCAACTATCGACTTCGTGTTGAACGCGATACTACCGAACGTGATGCAAGGGCGTGGAGGAATGAAGAACTAAAATCTAGTGATTGGATTTCTCAGACCCCAGATCACCCCGAACGTGCAGCTTACCTAACGTACAGAACCCAGCTACGCGATTGGCCCGCGCAAGATGGAGATGAAAGATATACAAATGGTTTTCCTGACACCAGGCCGGAACTTGATTAATGCCAAAGTCAGAAGAAATGAAAACACATGAGGAGTTCTGCGAAGCGCGTTATGCCAACATCTGCGAGAGACTTATCTCAGCTGGAGAACGGATGTCTCGAATTGAGGTACTACTCTGGACGGTTTATCCCTGGACCGTTGCCCTTATTTTTGCTGCAAACTATGCGGGGTAAGTGTTGATGAAAATAACAATTGATGAACAAGAAATCGATCTGGAGAAAATATCTGATAACGGCAAGGCTGCGTTTGAACGAATGACTCAGATCCAATCAGAGCTCGATGAGCTCGAGCAAGTCAGACGAGAGCGACTGATCGTGATGAACGCTTACGCGCAAATCGTCAAGGACTGCGCTGATCCAAAAATCGAGCTCGTAAAGTGAAATACTTCAAGCCCGAAGAGTTTCTCTGCCAGCACTGCCAGGCGGAAGGAATTCAAAACAGCTTCGTAGAAACGCTTGATGCGATCCGCGAAGAGTGCAACTTTCCTTTCGTTGTGAACAGCGGCTATCGATGCGCTGACCATCCTATTGAGGCTAAAAAGGAAAAGCCTGGCGCTCATCAAGGCGGCTATGCGGCTGACATATCGGTGAGAGGCGAGAGAGCTCTCAAGCTCATCGAGGTAGCGATCAGGCATGGCGTTAAGCGAGTCGGCATCAATCAAAAGGGCGGAGGTCGGTTTGTCCATATCGACACCGATCCTGATCGAGTCTCTCCTGCGATGTGGAGTTACTGATGGCGTTACTTCCTCTTTCAATTCCCCCGGGGATTCAAAAGAACGGCACCAACTTCCAGCAAGCTAACGCCTGGAACGATGGCAATCTTGTTCGCTGGTACGAACAGGCAATGCAGCCGGTTGGCGGATGGCGGAAAAGATCAACTTCCGCGATGACCGGGATTTGCAGAAAGCTTCTTTGCTATACCGATAATCTCAACTTACGCAGGTCGATTGCTGGGACTGAGTCTCATCTCTATGCAATAAACGAGGGCGGCATAAAACATGACATCACGCCAGCAGGGTTCACGACAGGGACAGCGGATGCTAGTCAGAATCTAGGCTGGGGCGGATCGACTTATAGCCATTCAACCTGGGGAACTCCGCGGCCAGACACAATCCCTTATGTCCCGGTCACAACCTGGTCCCTCGATACCTGGGGCGAATACACGATCGGCTGCAGCACGACAGATGGGAAAATTTACCAGTGGGCAAATAACACAGGCGTTGTCGCGGCGATACTTTCAAATGCCCCAACCTCAAACACTGCGATCCTAACAACGAACGAGCGTTTTGTTTTTGCTCTGGGCGCTGGCGGAGAAGCTGACCGCGTTGAGTGGTCGGATCAAGAGAATAATAATGTCTGGGCTGCGTCAGCGACCAACCAGGCTGGCGGTCAGAACCTTACGACCAACGGCAGGATTATTACAGGCCTTAGTCTCCGCGGAGAGACTCTCATCTTGACGGATGTAGACGCGCACGTTGCTCGTTATTCTGGTCCTCCATTCGTTTATGGCTTCACCAGAGTCGGCTCGGGTTGCGGGATAGTCTCTGCTAACAGTTGCGTAGTGGCGGGTCAGACCGCCTTCTGGGTAGGCCAGAAGGCTTTTCATATCTATAACGGATCGGTCAGGACATTGCCTTCTGCGGTTGGAGACTTTTTCTTTGCAAATATAAACGAAGCGCAGAGATCCAAAATATGCGGTGTTTTGAATTCTGGATTCAATGAAATCTTTTGGTTCTATCCATCTCAAGAAAGCAACGAAAACGATTCTTACGTTTCTTATAATTATAAAGACAACATCTGGTCGATCGGCTCTCTAGCCAGGACGGCTGGCGTAGACGTTGGAGTTTTTACTTTTCCGCAACTGGTAGGAATCGATTCTTATGTTTACGAACATGAGGTTGGTGCAGCATTCGACGCTGACGTTATCCCGTTTATACAATCCGGTCCTGTAGAGATCGGCGCGGGAGACAACCTGATGGTCGCCACATCACTGATCCCTGACGAGAACACGCAGGGGGATGTTACCGCTGAGTTTATCACCAGAAACTATCCGAATGGGGCGACCGAAACGCATGGTCCATATTCGATGGCGAATCCAACGAATGTCAGGTTTACCGGGCGAGAGGTCAGCATGAAGGTAACGTCTGCTACGGCTAACAGTTGGCGAGTGGGAACGATGCGGCTCGATGTTGTCGCGGGTAGCAAGCGATGATCTTACCGACTCCCTCGCAATATTATGACCCGCTGCTTCAGTCGGAGATCAATCGAGCCATCGAGCTCGGAGATTCTAATAACTTAAAAAAAGACGGTGATCTTGAAATCGGCAATGGCCGAATAATTCTGGCTTCAGCAAACGGAACTCGTTACAAGTTGACGGTCGATAACTCTGGAAACCTGGGGACAGCAGCGATATGAACATGAACAAAGCCGATGCTTTGAAGGCCGCAACTCCACTTGAAGCAATGCTTCCCTACAAGAAAATGCTTTTGGAAGCGCTGGCTTATAGCGGCGGATCTCATTCATTTCAGGATATCGTTGATAATGTCTCAAAGGAGGTGATGCAATTTTGGCCGATGGACAAAAGCTGCATGGTCACTGAAATAATCACTTATCCAAAATTTAAAACCCTGCATATTTTTTTGGCGGCAGGAGATTTGACAGAAATAAAATCCATCGACAGCACGTTGGAAGTTTTGTGTCAGAAGATCGACGCGAAATTTATTTCATTGTCAGGAAGGCGCGGCTGGGTTAAGGCGTTAGCCGATATCGGATACGAAATGAGTCATGTGACTCTAGCGAAAAAAGTCAAGGAGAAAGAAAATGTCTAGTGCAAAAGGTGGTGGTGCAGCAAAAGGCGGGGGCGGAAAGGGAGGCGGAGAAGTCACGCCAATGCCGGGCGGTCCAGGTAGCCCAGGTCAAGCTCCGTTGGCAGCAGTTACTGGCGGTCCAGAGCCAGAGCCCTATAACGCCCAACGAGATTTCTATGGGGATGGGAATATGGTCAATCAACCGTTGCCTGGGTACTTCAAGACGTTCCCTGCGCCTGGCGGAAACAACTATGCTCCTCCGGTTGAGGAAGAGCCTGTCGATCCAGGTTACGGAACTCAACCGGCGACTGATCCGGTTCTTGGCGGATCCAATTCCCCTGCTAATACGAGCCCAGAGGTGAGAAACGCATATTCCGCTGGCGCTTCCGCGGAAGCCTCCGCAAACGAGTTGGCAGCTTTCAATCTGGGTGTTCCAGACACAAATAACGATGGCAGGATTTCAAACGAAGAGTTTTCCTCGTGGAATGGCTACGATGCTTGGGCTGAAAAAAACGGACAAGCAGGAATAAGCGGTGGCCCTGGAGGGGTGTCTGGTAGTCGCTTCACAGGTCAGTACGGACCAGACGGGCAACCAATTTATACCAGCGCCGTCATGGGAGCGCCATCCGGCAATACCGGGGATATAGACCCAGAGATGTTGGCTTGGCTTGGCTCGAATGTCTATAACAGCGGAGGTTATGGTAGGGGTGGAGGTGTGGGTGGACAAACCTACAACCCTGCATTCTTGCCGAATACGGGGGGGAGCTCTGGCAACCAATATAACCCCGATTTTCTGCCGAATCGAAATCCCTATGGAGTTTTCGGCGGAACAATTTTAAGTCCCTCAATTTTTGGATAGGAGAATCTTATGGGCTTTGGAAAAAATGAAAGCTCAAGCAGCCAGGAGTTTGATCCACAACTGAAACAGGCTCTGCTCTCGGTTTTTGGCGAAGGCCAGAGGCTCTATAATAATCTGGATTATCAACCTTACCAGTATGCAACGACTGCTCCGATGAGCCCCTTTCAGCAAGAGGGACTCGACATGGCTTTGACTAACGCGAGGAGCCAGATCGGTAACGATCAGCTTAATGCTGCAAACGCTGCGCTAACGGGCGTGACTAACTACAACCCCGACACACTGACATCTCAGCAAATCTCTGGTGTCCCGCAAGCTGCCACAACTCAGGTTGGCACTGATCAAGTTTCTAATATTCAGCAAATTTTAGCGGGTCAGATAAATGATATCGGTCAGGTTGGCACAACTCAGGTTGGCGCAAACCAGGTTTCTAATATTCAGCAAATTTTAGCGGATCAGATAAATAATGTCGGGCAAGTCGCCGGGCAGAGTATCAATCCGATGGCGCTTCTGAGCTCAGATCAGGTCAATGCCCAAAGATTTGCAGACACCAGCCTTGATCCCTATACCAATCAGTATGAGAACCAGGTCGTTAACCAGACAATCTCCGACATCGATCGAGCTCGGCAAATGCAGCAAAATCAAAACAACGCAGCAGCGGTTTCCGCTGGGGCATTCGGCGGCGATCGACAGGCGATCCAACGAGCAGAGACTGACCGAAATGCTTTAGAGGCAACGGCTAGGGAAGTCGGTCAATTGCGCCAGGGCGGCTACGAGGCGGCGGCACAAAGAGCGGAGGGTGATATCACCCGAGGTTTGACAGGCCAACAAAGTAATCAAGCCTCAAATATGGCCGCTGGGCAATTTAATATTGGCAACGAATTTAGTCGCCAGCAAGCCAACCAGGCTCGGGACTTGACTCAGAGCCAGGCTAATGCTGCAAACTCGTTGGCGCAGCAACGTGCGAATCAAGCCTCAAATCTCGCGGCAAGAACCTCCAATGCGGGAAATAGTTTGATGAGACAGCAATCGAATCAATCTGCCAATTTACGGGCAATGGAGGCCAATGCCAGGAATGCTCTTGAAGCCAGTAGGTCGAACGCTGCAAACTCGTTAGCTCGGCAACAGAGTAATCAAGCCTCGAATCTCACGGCAGACCAGGCCAATGCCGCAAATGATCTAACCGGCCAACGCGCAAATCAATCTGCAAATTTACAGGCTAGTCAGGCTAATGCCAACAATGCTCTTGCTGCCAGCAGGACAAACGCTGCTAACGACTTGAATATGCAAAGGTACAACCAGGCAGACCAGATGCAAGCTGGAATGGGCAATCAGAATGCTGGGCTTCAAAATCAAAACCAGATAGCAGCTGCAGCGAATCAGCTTGCTGGCGTGGGCCAGGATTATCGAAACTTCGCGAACCAGGACGCGCAGAATATTCTCGGCGTGGGCAATTTCCAGCAGGGCCAAGCGCAGAATATTCTCGACGATCAAGCTCGGAGATATCAACAGGAACAAGAGTACGCGTTCAGAATGTTTGATCTCCTAAGAGGCGCAGCCGGGATCTTGCCTAATCCGCTTACTGGTTCTTCGGAAAGCAGTGGCTGGACCGCGAGTATGGGGGGGTCGCGTTAATGGGTTTTTTCGATGCAATAAAAAACGTGGGTTCTACCGCGATCAATCAAATGAAAGAGTTGCCTGGTCAAATTGCAGCGACACCATCGAATGTGATGGGCCAGGTTGGCAATAATGTTGATTTCATAAAAGCGTTGACGCAGAACCCCGAAGAATTTGAAAAGTTCATGCTGGCGAATCCTGATTTTTTAAAAAACGCTAGCCAGGTCGGCATTCCACAATTAGCGCCCCCCACGAACCCTTTGCCTACCGGCGGTTTTATTAATCAAAACCCTAATTTTCTAAACTCGGCGCAGCAAGTTCTGACAGGAGGATATTGACATGGCAGAACAGATGACCATTGACCAGATGTTAGCCGGAATGACTGACGAAGAAAAAGCTCAGTTTATAGATCAAATGACTTACCAACAGAATGCGGGTCGGTTAAATCAAAACCAACAAGCAATTGCTGGCTTGCCTAATATTCCGCAACCTTACAATTATCAAAAGCCAGAGGGCTTTGGTGGCGCTATAAAAAATATCGGTAAGAATATTTTACGGCCTGGGATGGAGCGTCTTGGTCTTGCTCCTTCTATACGAGGTCAGCTTGCGAATATGCAGTACCAGCAGTTTTTGAGACAAAATTATGAAACGGAATCTGAATACGTTCGGGAAGAGATGGGCCGAAATTTTCTTAGAAAAAGAGGCGTTCCAGAAAGGCAAATTCAAGCAATGTCCGGGGATGAATTAAAAGAGACAATTAGAGATGTTGTCGGGGTTGTGCAGCGAGGCGAACTTGGCAATACATATCAAACGCGACTCGGCACTGGCGAAAGAGTTAACGAGCAATCTCTCTCGCCAGACATGCAACAATTTCTTTTCGACAATCCAGGGGCGCTTGATCGGTTTAAGCAAGGTTCCCCAAATGCCGCTTTGAATCCAGCGCAGCAAGCACTGACACAAAGTGAGATCCCATCGTTTAGCGATTATGAAATTGGGAAATCCTCGCGCATGGAAACTAATAAGTTGGCCGCACAAAGCAACAACGCGCTAGGTAAAACGTACAACGAAAACAGCCAAACGGCTTATAGCCAACAGAATGCTCTTCAGCATATGTTGAACTTGGTTCAAGATGCCGATTTTAAAACGGGAACAGGGCAGCAAGCCTTAACTGCAGTTCAAAGTCTTGGGTACAACCTTGGGTTCACCAGCGAAAGCCCAGTAAAAGAGGAAGTATTTCAAGCCCTAAGCAGAAAGATAATTATCCCTCTAGTCAAACAGTTAGGCGTTAACCCGACTGATAAAGATTTTGAAATAATAGAATCAGCTAGTGTGGGATTAGGGCAGACAATAGAGGGCAACTTAATACTGCTTCAAGCCGCAAAGATCGGTGCTGAAAGATTCATAATGATCGAAGATGCCTATCAGCAGTTCACAAAAAATAATATCAAAATGAAAGCAAGCCAGCCGCTTCGTTTCGAGGCGAATTGGAAAATAGCTCTTTCAGAATTGAAGAAGACTCCAGCATGGCAGGGCGACTTGTTAGAGAGTCTCAATCTTCGAACAAGACAAATGACAGGTGATCAAAGTAGTGGGATTACTGCAGACAATATTGCCAGCGGATTTGCTGGTAAGGGTCCTCGATAATGGCGATTCAAACAGATATACAAAAATTATATGAGGCAATGCTAAGACAACAAGCAACTCCTCAAGGATTAAACGCCGAAGGAGAAAACATCTTAAAAGCTATCGAGAGTGGTGCTCTGGGCAATGCAGAATTTTCCACGATCCTCCAGGGCGCTAGTTATAACTCGGCTGATGAATTGATCGGTAAAATGCGCTCCTCGTTCCCTGGCGTTTTCGGTACAGGCCCTCAAGATATTGCAACCCAACTAAACACGATGGGGGGTACAGAATACTCGCCGTATGATGTTGCGACTGAGCTCGAAAGAGGGACGGTAAGAGACTACCGAGAAGAAAACCCTTATAAGGCGTTTGGGCTTGAAGCTGGCGGCGGAGTATTGACCGGCGGTCCCGCTGGACTATATAGGACGGGTCTACGATCATTAGGCACCGCTGCAGTTGCTGGCGGGGCCAGCGGCTATATGTCTGGTGAGGGGGAAAATGACCTCAGTTCTGGTGTGTTGGGTGCGGGGCTTGGTACAGGAATTCAAGGCGCAATGGGTATGTTAAAGGGGCCATTCAGCGCGTTGTACAGGGCTGCTTTTCAGTCCAGCAATCGCGAGGCAACCAAGAAAGGCCAGGCGCTTGCAAGAAGAAAGTTGATCGAATCGCTGCGCGATAGTGGCATGACACCAGAACAAGCTATCTTTGAATTAGCTGATGCGTCTGGCGCAAACTTTAATAGAAACATGACGCTTGGCGATACGAACGACAACCTCAGAGCTCTGGTCGATGCGATATCAGTGATGCCAGGCCCAGGCAAAGAAACGGTCAATCGATATTTGAGAACTCGTCAGGAAGGTAGACCGGCTAGGTTAGGCACGATACTCGAAGAAGCGTTTGGGCAAAGGGCTAATTTTTTTAGCGACTTTCAAGCCTTAAAATTGGCTCGACAGTCTACTGCAAAGAAGCTGTATGGTGAGGCAAATAAAGTGACAGTGCCGGTCACTGAAGAGCTCCAGGCTCTCCTGGCAACGCCAGCAATGCAGGATGCTTATCGAAAAGCGATAAGGATTGCAGAAAATAATCAGCAAGTTGGCGGGATGAGGTTTACGCTAGGTGCTGACGGGAGAATCCTTACGCCAGATGGCAGTCCTGTGGATGGTGTGGACACGATCTTCCTGCACAACATAAAGATGGGACTCGATGATGTTGCCTTCCCATCAATGCCAGCGACAGGGATCGGAGCAGCGGAGGTTAGCGCAGTCAGGGATCTGAGAACTAAGTTTTTGGATTACTTCGATACGGCCAACCCGGCATACAAACGAGCTCGAGATTTTTATGCTGGCGACACTGAGACAATGAGGTCGATGGAACTCGGCACTACATTCCTAAGTCACAAAAGTCCCGACGAGCTCGCCGCTCAAATTCTGAGAATGAACAGGTCAGAAAAAGAAGCTTTCCGTTTAGGCGCTTTGCAGAACTTGCAAAACGAATTTGATATTTCGCCAAAAACGGCAGATATGGCTTATAAAGTGATGCGAAGCAAAAGGAGAAAAGACCTTCTCAGGTTAACTTTCCCCGATGGCGAAAAAGGGCAAGCCAGCTTCGATGTCTTTATGGGTAATCTGAACCGCGAGTCAGGCATGGCTCTGACAGAAAAGGCCGGGATGGGTACTGCAACAGCCCAGCGTAACGAACTTCTCTCAACGCTTAAAAACGACATAGACGCTGGGAACAACATTTCACAAGAGGGATTGACGGGCATTCTGCTGAGTAGTTTACGAGATAAGGGTGCTGCGGCGGCAGACATCGAGCTCCAATCGGTCGCTTCAGAATTATCAAGAATGCTCACGGCAGAAAGCCCAGAGACTCTAAGAAAGATCCTGGTTGACCTGCAGGGCGGCGGAAGCATCGTGGACATCTTAAAGAATGTTCGCTTAAACAACGTGACTCCTGCGCTATTAAATCAACTTACTAAGCCAGGGTTCGTTGGCAATATGTCAGGCAATCTGTCTGGGCCGCTTGATCCTGATTTTTTGCAGGATTTTCTCAACGACGATCAACGCGCTATAGCTCAGTAAAAACCACTGCGAAAACAGTTGGTAGTGTAAATGGTAGTGTAAATCCTCT